CACATCTAAATCATCACCTACATGGTGGATGAGGTCTACTTGAATATCACTTACTTTCATCTGGTCTCCAAACATCATTTAGGTCAGGACGATTCTTCATGTTGTTAGATAGAAACATCCAGCAACAGCCAACGTGGTCAATATGAGGTAGTCCAGACTCGGGATCGGTCTCTTCTCCTCTTGCGATAGCGAAAAGGTGACGAAGGAGAGCAGCAATAAGACGACTATTACTAATGCCTTTACGCCAGTTATGTGCAGCATATTTCTTAGCTCCAAATGTCAATACAGCAGCAAGCCCCTCAAGGGCCTGCGCATCAAGTAAATCCATTCGAGGTTTTTCTCCATCGAACTTCATTGCAGCATTAAGCTGTTGTGAGGACATAACCACGCTCCTGCATTGTTGTAACAAAACGAGACATAACATCTTTACGTTCTGTCTTATCAATCTTACTGAAATAACCAAGAATCAAACCCATTCCGTTAGGGCTAATCTTCTTAGCTTTTGATGTACTGTCTGCAATGTTTGCCAACACTACAGCACGATTACGATTACGAAGGTCGGAATCTTCGATATCGTTAAACAGGGAGAAACCTTTGTATTCGTTAGTTGTATTGTCGTTCGTTTGTTCAGTCATTGTTTCTTTCCTTATTCTCTTCTTTTGTTATTGCTTTGTGACACGGCTTACATACTACCTCTAAACCGTTCTTCTCACAAAACATACGTTCAATCACTTCATCCCACGTAGTAAATCCAGAGGTGGGAACTACTGGAACAATATGGTTTACTTCCACTTCTTTAGCTGGGAAATCATTCTTACATTGATTGCACTTGTAGTGCTTAGCCATTCGTCCAGTCTTTACATTTAGCTTGGTTCCTATACAAGCCTCATTCAGTGATTGATATTTAGGGGGCCATCGCTGGCTTGCGCTTCTCAATGCACTCTTGATGAACGAAGTGTAACGTGCTTCTGTCCATTCCCCACCATTTCTAGTCTTAGATTTTATGGTATGCCTCCAACCAATCTTTGTATCCAAAATCTCTAGCTTTCTGGTTAAGAAAATATAGCATCTCTTTTCTGTCCTTATCTGATATTGTTTTATCGTCGGCACACATAAAGAGATTGAGTACAGCTTTATAAAAATCTTTACACATACACTTCCTCTTCTGCTATTGACATACATGCACGATTGTATTCATCGTAGCTGCTACGAGTAAAATGTGCAGACTCTCGTGTCGTGAAGATGCCTACGATATACTTGTTAGTGTTGCCATCATCAAACCATAGCACATAAACACTCATTCTGGAAACTCCCATAAAACAGGAAGACCATCGGGAGAAAGCTCCCTAGTCATCCATAGCAAACGGCCTGACTCAAGAAGATATGTAGCTCCATGAATCTCTCCGTACTTAGAAACGTATTCTTGTAGCGTTCTCGTGAAGAGTAAATATTCAGAATCCGCTCCGTCAAGAATGCCGAAGGCTTTAACAGGCCCAATACCGTCAACGCCTTTGATACTGTCAACCCTGTCACCGAGGAGACATTGGGAGTAGAAAAAGCGTAAACCCGTACCTTTGATGGACTTTTTGTCAGGTGACAATTTAATCCATCCAAGACTGTCAACAAGCTCTGGTCCAAACTGCGGCTGATTACCCAGCTCCCAACCATATTGCCATCCAGGAACAGCTCGAAGATCCTTGTCTCTCGTACAAATGATTGTTTCACCAGGTCGTTTGGTTTGTTCGATGGCCATAAGGTCATCTGCTTCCAATCCGTTTTGCTCTCGATATTCATAGTTGCCCTTAATGTAGGCTTTGATGTTGTAATAGTGCCAAGGTTTATTGCTTGGCCTGTCCTTATACGTTTGACGTGTAGCAATCTGATCTCTGAAATTGGTCTTGCCAGTAAGGAACATAATGGGAGGGGCCGTAGCCCCCACACAAGCACAGATGTTACTAACTTTCAACTCAAGCAATTCAGCTACATAGTCGAAAGGAGGAACACCTTCACCTTGCCATCCTGCTTCCGCAGCAAATCCAATTTCATAAAGAAGCACGTCAGCATCAATTAGAGGCTGCATCAATAAGGATTGTCTTCGTTATCTTCTTCCTTCCAAGGAGGTGTTTCCTTAGCAGGAGCTTTCTCTTCCTTCTTGGCAGGCTTTTCCTTAGGAGGGTTGGCTGCAATCAGCTTCTCCAGTTTAGAGCCTGAGAAATTCAGATTGCTGATAATCTTGTCTTGAATCCACTGAGGGAAGCTATACAACACCTCAATATCTGGAGAGTCCACATCGAAGATACGAGCAGTGTTCTTCAACTCAGGACACTTTTCAGCATCACGAGGACGCATTGCAGCAATACTTGCTACGTTGTCATAAACCTTGTCACCGCTCTTATTGTTTACAACAGTGACGTTGATTGGCATACCAATCGCCTTAGAGAAATCACCACCCCATTCCTGAGAAGGATCAAACGCCAAGTAACGTAGAGTGCTCTTGGCCTTATCAGCGTACAAGCCATAGAAAGGCAATGTCTCACTAATCCAGCGTGGCTTATCTTCGATGTTGTTACCGTCTTCGTCCTTCATGAACTCGTCTACCAGTTCATACGTCAGACCAATTTCCTGTGCTGGAGGCTTGTCCTTACCCTTGTAAGGTTTCTGTGGTTGCAAACCATAGTCAATGATTTGAACCAAACGACCAGGGTAGACGCCTGGCTCAATGTTTGCTTGAGGGATAAACTTGGAACCTTGTGGGTTGCCTTTAGGTGCTTGCAATGCCATATTCGATTTGCCTTTCTTACGGGTTTATTCTGCTGCTTGTTCGTTCTCGTGAACGATGTGTTCAATCTCTGCTACCAAATCCAATGGGTAGATACGAGTAACACCTGTATCAATTGCCACCAAGATGGCGCTGCCACCAACTTGATAACCAATTACATTATCAAAGATAATAGAGTCTTGTGTACGGTCACGAAACTTGATTGCTACAGTAGCCAGTTTTTGATTTTCTTGTGTCATATTATTTCCTTATTACAGTGTATGAATTGTTGTTGTTTGTTTTACAAAGCGACCACGTTGGTCACGATAGACAGTGATACGCTCGATACCACCAATAGGAACTGTCTGATTACGATGGAACATCTTATCCCCATATTCGTTATAGAACGAACCACGTTGACCCTGTTCCACTACACGTCCTTGACGCTTCCAACCATTAAAAGTGTTATAACTCATTTTTTATTCCTTACAGTTCAATATCAGAAGCCTGGATAGAACTTTGGTATCTCCGTTTGAGAATTTCTCTGTCCTCAATAGAGACAGTCATGTACTCGTCGTGGATACCATGAGTATCCGAACCAGAGCCGCATGACCATGAAATGTCAGCTTTGTATTCCGACAAAAGGTTCTTTAACTTAGTTAGAAATTCTTTATCTTGGTTCATTTGATATTCGCTTTTAGTGAATGGCATACCAGTCTTTACCGATTTTGCCGTCCCCTACATGTGGGCAGGGGATGTTATAAAATAGAGCTGCATCAACGATACATTGCTCACTGATTTTCTTTACATCTTGTGCAATGTTTTCATCACACTCGATTGTGTATTCGTCATGGTACCAACATACCACACCCCATTGACGTCCATATTCATATTTTGCTGAGAGCCTTTCACACAATAAGCAATATGCCTTAGACATCATAATGGCTTCATCAGACTGCAATAGATAAACTAGAATTGCGTGCTCTGAGGACACATAGATGGGTCGTCCGTCAAGTCCTGTGATCCATCCCTCGTAGTATTCCATTCTGTTGAACTTGGCGTTAAAGCGTTGTTTTGCATTACTACGCCATTCTTTAACAAGCCTGTCCATGAGGTCTCCCAAAGCCGGTAGTCCACGTAGGAACTGATCCTTGAGGCGTCGTCCGTCTGTGGAGGTACCTTTGACGATCTTTCCAACTTTGGCGTCTCCGGCTCCGAAGAGGAAGCCGTAGAAGAACGTCTTTGCTGCATCTCTATTTGGGAGACCAGCAGCCCGCATATTCACGCTATGTATGTCAGTTCCATCTTCCTTCTTTCCGTTAAGGACGTTATCTGTATACACTGGATCGTTCATACGACCACATAGCATACGGATTTGGCAACTATCTGAGTCTGTACCAACAAGCACTTTACCTGCTCGTGCTACGAACGTTTGTCTCATTTGTTTGCCATAGAAAGATTTTGCACCAGGGACGTTAACAATTCCACGGTGAGTTGCTCTACCTGTTTCGGCCAAGTTTGCCACAGAAGAAGCAATACGGCCATCAGGACGAACAATTTCAAGCCAGCCCTCAATAATGCTTTTCCTCTGCCTGCATTGTACGCGGCGAGCAACGAGTCTACCAAGCGCCCCGTTAATTCCTTCAAAGGGATCATCCTTAGAAAGTTTAGGAGAAGTTCTAACACCTTCGTCATTTGTATTCCATTCAAGAGGTTCCCAACCTAACGATAGGAGGAAGTCTTTAGTTTCTTCGTTGGAATTTAGGTTTGTCTTCCGAAAAGACACACGGCTAAAACACCCAACAACGGGACTAGAAAACTCATCAAGCCCAGAGAGAGCATACCAATTGCTAACACTTTCGGAATATTTCCCCGATTTGAGGAAGGGTTTCTTGATGTAGTTGTATACGCCTTCTTTCTTTGTTTCATCTATCTCCAATACATTAGGTAGGAATTTGTTAATAGCCCTGTCGATACGAGCAATCCAATGTTCTAGTTGCTTGATACAAGAACGCATGTGGTCTTGATCTACAAGCCATCCGTATTGTTCTTGTTTCTGCAAATAGGTGAACAGTTCAAACGTCAAGAGGAAGGCATTTCTCCATTTACCTTTGGAGGCTTCCTTCATCAATTCGTTATAGATTAGTTCTAGGATTTCTACGTCTTCAGAGCAACGATGTAGCATTGCTTCGGAGAAGTTCTCCCAATCGTTATGTTCAGGTTTACCTCGTCCTACACGATAACCCCAAGCCTCTACGGAATGTGGCCCTGCCTTCTTGTTAGGCATGTGGAACGGGAGGAGACGCTTTGGTTTCAATAAACGGCTCATCAGAAGAGTATCTACTACTTTACCTTTAAACTTGTATCCGTATAATTTCTCCAGCAATGGAAGGTCGTAACCAATCCCGTTGTGCATAATCAATACGTCTACAGTATCAAGATATTCCAACATCTCTTTCACTTGATGTGGACGAAACCTAGTAAGAAACTTGTCTCCCTTTTCCTTAAACACTCCGCAGTGAACTTTCGTTGCTTGAGGCAATAAGCCGTTTGCTTCTAAGTCACCGAATACAATTTTCATTTATACAGGCTTTCGATTTCATGCTTGAAACGATTGATGCACTTATGAATTTGAGCATACGAATACTCCGTTTGTTTGCTAATGTCTGTAGCAGAATATCCATGCTTCAAATGAAGCGTTAGAATCTCTACTTGAGACACACTCTTAGTGTTAATCAAATCATAGATTTCAATCAGTGTTTGAGCACCCAGAATGGAGCAATCAATACTACCAAGAGGCTCATCATCATCGTCAATGTAAGACAGACCAATTTCATCCCTCATGTAATCGTTATATGAATTGTTCAACACCATCGAAAACCACTTGTCAAACTCATCAATGCGAGTTGAATCGTAGTATTTCAAGGCACGCAGATATGCCTCTTGAACAATGTCTTCTGCTTGATGTACACCTCCAGCACGAAATGTCATTCGTTTGATATGACGTGCATAGTTTTGTTTGTAGTGATTTTCGATTAGTTGATTATTCATTATGCGATTTCGTTAAAAAGTCCTGTACGGTTTCTTGTGTACTGTCGTCTATTTCTATTCTGGTCGGAATAGGTGGACCACTTACAATTTTCGGGAGAATATCCTTTATTGCCATCTATCCTATCCAGGGAGCATCCGTTTGGTCGCTCTCCCATATCTTCCAAGAAGTTTACAAAAGAA